GCAGGCAGATACGAGGCTGGCTTTCGGTTATTTGAATACCGCTGGCATCCTGACATCATTGCCAAGCAAACCCAGCCTTACAAACCTGTTTTAACGATCCCTGTATGGCGTGGCGAGTCCTTACTAGGCAAGTCTATTGTGGTACAGATGGAACAAGGCTATGGCGATGTATTGCAGTTTTATCGTTTTCTACCTGCCCTAAAGGTTATGGGGGCTAAAAAACTCATTGTCTTACAAGAATCCTCACTTCATTACCTTATTGGGCAGATGGAATGTATTGATCTCATTACCAATGCCACCGAAGTAGGGGAAGCGGTAGAAGCCGACTATTGGATTGGATCAATGTCGTTGCCATATTACATTTCAACCGCAATGCCTTATGTTAAAAGCCTTTTTCCAGTTACTAAAAAAAAGATAGTGGGTTCAGAAGGCTATTTAGAAGCCACGCCTAGCAATATTCCTGCAAGAATCGGGGTAAATTGGGAAGCATCCAACAAAAGCCTGTACTACATTAAGTCAATAGACAGTCGAGAAATGCTTGATTTAGTGGGCGATAACTGTTATTCCCTAAATCCTAAGACTGAAGGGCCATTCCACCCACTTCCTAACGATGGTTGGAAGAAAGATTGGCTAAAAACCGCCCAACATATGAAGGCGATGAAGGGAATCGTAACCGTAGACACAGGCACAGCGCATTTAGCGGGCGCATTAGGCGTAAAGTGCGTGGTTTTACTACCTAAAGAGGAATTTGTCTGCTGGAGATGGAAAAATGGCCGTTGGTATGACAGTATTTGCGTACTTAGACCCAATGAATACGATCAATTACCTGACATCATAAGGAGAATGTAATGATTTGCCCGAATTGTGGATATTCCCAACAAAATCACATCGAAACCAAGCAAACGGATGAAGAATTCTTTTTAGAGTGGTGGATACCGACCATTGGTGAAGAAGCTGCTAGAGCGTCATGGCAGGACAAGGTCGCTATGAAGTCACGGGAAGCCCCTATGGTAATGCCCGATATTGAGGGGCATATCTCTATGGCAGACGGCACATGGGTTTCTAGTCGTTCTAAGCACCGTGAGAACCTTAAACGCAATAACTGTGTTGAATTGGGTAACGATGTACCTACACAGCAAAAGACCCACGAATTTAGCCGTAAAGACCAAGAAGCCCGTAAACGGCAAATTGCTGAAATAGCATACTCCAAACTTAACTACCGATAGGAAAAACTATGTCAGATGACCGCAGAGAGATGTTGGAAGCCGCACTAGAGCAAGCTGAAGAAGGCACACTTGAAGCACCTATTGAAAAGGAGATTGAAGTAAATGACGATCCAATCGAAGCCGAAGAAAGTAACGCTCAAGAAAGCAATGACCGTGACGAAAAAGGTCGCTTCAAAGCAAAGGAAGCCAGCACAGAAAGCGATAGCGAAGCCAGTACGGTTGATGAACCTGACAGCGTGGGACAAGTTTCTGCTGTGGCTGAAGAAGTAAAACGCCCAACAACTTGGAAGAAAGAGTATGTAGAGATTTGGGACAAGATGGAAAAGGGCGAACAGCTTAACAAAGAGGATTTTGTTAAGTTTGCTGAATACGCTAACCAGCGTGAAGCCGAGTACAAGAAAGGCGTTTCTGCCTACAAAGCAGAAGCCGACAACGCTAGAACTCTATCCGAGGCGATTGGCCCATTCGTACCTGAACTGCAAGCACAGGGAATACACCCTGCGGCATGGATTAATAACCTTGGTCGGGCGCACATGATATTGTCAAAAGCACCCTACCAAGAAAAGGTGCAGATGTTCCATAGACTTGCACAAGATTATGGAATACAATTAAATTCAGATAGCTTACAAATGCCTGAACAGGCGTATGTAGACCCGTATCAACAGCAGTTAATGCAACAGCTACAAGCAACACAACAGCAGGTGCAACAACTGTCAGCGATTCGGGAGCAAGAAGAAAATGCTCGTTTGATGTCAGAAATTGAACGGGTAAGCAGTAACAAAGAGAGGTTTCCTCACTTTGACATGGTTCGGGAAGATATGGCTCAATTACTTGAGAGAGGTATAGCCCAAGACCTTGAAACGGCTTACGCCAAAGCGGTGCGTATCAACGATGAAGCGTACAAACTGGATCAGGATAGACTCCTGAAGTCAGCAAGTACCCAAGCATCTAAGGCACATCAAGTAGCAAAAGCTAAAGCAACTGCTGTTAGTCCAAAGTCCGTTACTCCTAGCGGTCAGGTGTCTAAGACAGATGCAAAGGACAGACGCTCGATGCTCATGGCTCAAATAGCCGAAGCAGAAAGCGGTAGGGTTTAACTTAACTTAATAAAGGAAATATCATGGCATTCGCAAATAGCGCAATCACCGATATTATCGCTACCACCATTCAAAGTCGTAGTGGAGTATTGGCAGATAACTTGACGCAGAACAATGCTGTTCTACAGCGTCTAAACTCAAAGGGCAATGTACGACCCTTCTCAGGCGGTAATGTAATCCTTGAGGAAATCATGTACAACGACCCAGCGACTAATAATGTTAATTCATATAGTGGCTACGAAGTATTGAACATCACCCCTGATAGCCCAATCTCTGCGGCACAGTTCAGCATTACTCAGTACGCTGACTCTGTAACTATGAGTGGTCTAGAAATGCTCCAAAACTCGTCTAAAGAAGCAATCATTGACCTGTTAGATGGTCGTATGCAAGTTTCTGAAGCCCGTCTTTTGAACCGCATTTCTACCGATATTTATGGTGATGGAACTGGAAATGGTGGCAAGAATATTACTGGTTTGGCAGCTGCCGTTGCTGTTGCTAATACAACTGGTACATACGGTGGTATTAATCGTGCAAACTGGGCGTTTTGGCAAAACCAAAGCTCTACAGGTGCAGATTCTTCTACCCTAATCCAAGCCGCTATGACTTCTGCCGCAATCAAGTCCGTTCGTGGAACTGATAAGGTAGACCTCATCATTGCTGGTAACACCTTGTATCAACGCTATGTTGCATCCTTACAGGCTATCCAGCGTATTGCTGGTGTAGACGAAGGTGCTGCTGGCTTTGCATCCTTGAAGTTCTACGGTGGTGGTATGTCTGCTGATGTGGTACTCGGTGGTGGTATTGGCGCACAAGAGAATCCGCTTTATATGTATCTCTTGAACACCAACTACATTTTCTTCCGACCACACAAAGAGCGTAATTTCGTTCCTATCGGTGGCGAGCGTCAATCGATTAACCAAGATGCAATCGTGAAGCTGTATGGCTGGGCTGGTAACCTTACCTGCTCTAATGCTTCATTGCAAGGCATCTTGTCAGGCACTTAATCCACTGATTATAAAAGGAAAATATCATGGCATATACAACTCTCCCCATCGCTGGTGTAGATTTGGGTGAAAATGCTTACAGCAACCCAAACTCCGCTGGCACAGCAATCCCCACCATTGGGCCACTTGGTCTACAGACTTTTGCATCAGATGGCTTACGCTATGTGTTTGCACAAGCTGGTGCAGCAATCGGTGCATCTACCGCAACTTGCTCAATTAACGCTTCAACCTTTGTAGCAACTGCTTCAGGTGGCACATACCTGTCAGGTGCTTCAATGGCAAGCGGTGATTATGGTTGGTTCAGTAAGGCTAGTGTTTAATAGCTTTTTGTAGTAAAAACGAGGGGTTACCTTAACGGGTAGCCCCTTTTTCCTTTTAACAACCTAACTACTTAGGAGAATTAAAAATGGCATTACCTTCAGATGAGAACCACGCAGACAGCCGTTTACAGGTGCGTTTTTACAAACGACCCGTACAACAAGAGCATGAATCCATAGAAGCTGGCAGACCAATATTTAAAGAGTTTGACTTTGTACACATCTGTGTAGCTGGCGATACCCTGACCGAGATCGATACTTATGCGCTACCTAGCCATAAGACCCGTTTCCCGATCCAATGGGCTAATTACATGAACCGTGTAGGGGCAAACGAACCTGATATTGTCGGCACTCCCGTATCAGAATGGCCAATCGTATCGAAAAGCCAAGCCGAGGAGTTAAGGGCTTTGAAGTTTCATACTGTTGAAGCGATTGCACACGCATCTGACCAACAGTTACAGCGCATGGGTATGGCGGCAGGAATGTCACCTTATGCGTTCCGTGACAAGGCAAAGGCATTTTTAAATCTAGCTACCAATGCAGCAGAAACCGATAAGCGGGAAAGTGAAATCAATTCTTTGAAAGAAGAACTTGCCAAAAAGGACTTAGAAACTGCTAAAATAAAAGCAGAAACAGATGCGAAGCTGGCTCAAATGCAGGATCAGATGGCCGCTATACTTGCCGCTGTTGGTGAAAAGAAAACCCGTAAAAAAGCGGTAGCCACAGAGGAAGCCTAATATGTCATACACCATGCTCGAATTAGTCCAGCAAGTCACCGCTGAACTAAACTTAGCTGTTCCCACCTATGTAGCAGGTAATACAAGTCAGGATGTTCAACAAGTCCTAGCCTTGATGAACCGTGCTGGGTTTGACTTAGTTAAAGAGCATGATTGGCAAGCCTTGGAACTAGAGTACCGTTTCTACACCACAGCAATTACCACGACCTGCGACACGATCAACAATACCTATGACTTATTGAATGTGGGTAATGTCACGGGTCTGAACAATAATTACTCGGTAGTCGGTACGAATGTTCCACAAGATACTTATGTAGAAAGCGTAGCAGGGTCTACCGTAACTGTTAGCCAGCTTGCATCGGCTACCAGCGTAGGTGGAACTGTTACTTTCTCACAGACCAAGTATCCCTTACCGCCTGACTTTGAAACCATTACGGATAATACCCATTGGGATAAGACGAAACATTGGCAGATGCTTGGCCCTGAAGATGCACAGCAATGGCAATGGTTAAAGTCGGGATATATCTCGACAGGCCCACGCATTAGGTGGCGTATTCTAGGCGATAAGTTCCAAATTTGGCCACCCTACAATACCCAAGAGTATTTAGGTTTTGAGTACCGTTCTAAAGGCTGGGCTAGAAGTTCTTCCGACCAAGTAAAGAACAGTTTTACGGCTGACAGTGATACTACTGTTTTTGATAATACAGTTTTAGTTTTAGCTACAAAACTTAAGTATTTCCAAATTAAGTCGTTTGATACTACTGCGCTACAACAAGATTATATGAGGTATCTTAATATTGCCAAGGCTAACGACAAAGGTTCAGCAACCTTATCGTTTGCCCCATACCCAAGCAAAGTGCTTATTGGGTACGCTAATATTCCCGATACTGGTTATGGTAGTTAAGTATGGCGGTCGCTAAAAAGTTTACCGCTATTACTGCTTCGTTACCATCACCTATAGGTGGGTGGAATGCAAGAGATTCGCTTGCCGAAATGAACCCATTAGATGCCGTACAACTAACTAATTTTTATCCTACCCCTACCGATGTCACTATGCGTAAGGGGTATACTCGTTATAGCCTTTTAACAACTTCTACTGGCGTTGTTTCGATTAGCACTATTACCCATGTTGGTACGACTGCCACAGCTACGACAGCAACTTCACATAGTCTAACAACAGGCAAGTACATCAGTATTACGGGTTGTACTCCTAGCAATTACAACGGTATTTATGTAATTACGGTAATTAATTCAACAACATTTACTTATGTAATGACCTCTGTGCCTAGCGGTAATGCCACCGTTGTAGGAACTTACACTATTGGGCTGACTAACGAAGTACAGACTTTGATTAATTATGCTGCGCCAAATACCGCCAATCAAAAACTGTTTGCAATAGCTGACGGCAAAATTTACGATGTCACCACAAACCCTGCTACTTTAGTGTATTCAGGGTTAACTAATAGCCAATGGCAACATATTAATTTTTCTAATGCTGGTGGTAATTTTGTTGTTATGGTAAATGGCGTTGATGCCGCTATGGTTTATGACGGCACGGCTTGGTACAAAATGGCTACTACAATCACCGCACAGACCATTTCTAGCATTACAAGCGCAAGCACAACGGCTACCGTTACAACAAGTTCGGCTCATGGTTTAGCTAACGATAATCGAGTCGTAATTTCGGGTGCAGTAGAAGCCCCTTATAACGGCACTTTTAAAATTACAGTAACAGGAGCTACGACTTTTACTTACACAATGGCTAGTTCAACCACTAGCCCAGCTACAGGAACACCTGTTTATACCGTTTTAGGTATAGCTGGTGTTAATAGCAATTTATTTGTACATATAAACAGCTTACAAGAACGCATTTATTTTGTTGAAAAAAACAGTTTAGACTTTTGGTATATGCCTGTTAATGTTTTATCAGGCACGGCTGTTCAATTTCCATTAGGATCGATTGCCCGTTCAGGTGGCTTTTTACAAGCAATGGGTACTTGGACACTAGACGCAGGTTACGGAGTAGATGACCTTGGTGCTTTTGTCACTTCTATGGGTGAAGTCATTGTTTATAAAGGTACAGACCCTTCAGACGCTAATTCTTGGTCATTAGTTGGTGTATGGCAAATGGGTCAAACCTACGCAAGACGCTGTTTCTTTAAATGGTCTGGTGATTTGTTACTTTTAACCCAAGACGGTCTTGTACCAATGTCAGCCGCCTTGCAATCATCCCGTTTAGACCCCCGTGTTAATTTAACCGACAAGATTTTTTATGCTGTTAACCAAGCGGCAAACCTTTATTCAAGTAATTTTGGGTGGCAAATAAACTATTTTGCTCCATCTAATATGCTAATTCTTAATATTCCTGTTACTTATGGCACAGAACAATTTGTAATGCACAATATTACAAAGTCTTGGGGTCGTTTTACTAATATTCCTGCTAATTGTTGGGAAGTATCAGGTGCAGATGGAATGTTCTTTGGTTCTGCTGGTTTTGTTGGCAAGTTTTATGAAGGTTTTAGCGATGCTGGCAATAACATTGTAGCCAACGCCCAACAAGCGTACAGTTATTTTGACAGCCGAGGGCAGTTAAAACGCTTTACGATGGTACGCCCTATTTTACAGACCGATAACACTGTGCCAAATATTTTATGCGGTATTAGCACCGATTTTGACACCGTAAATTTATCTAATCAAATTAGTTTTAACCCTAGTTTGGCTACAGTTGGTATTTGGGATACAAGTACATGGGATAACGCTTTATGGGGGGCTGGATTAACGGTTTCTAAGGTATGGCAAGGGGTTAACGGTATAGGTTATGCTGGATCAATCAATATCTCTGTAGCTGCCCAAGGAATTGACTTTCATTGGGCATCAACTGATTATGTAATGGAAAAAGGTGGAGTTATTTGAGGACAATTACGACTGAAAATCAACGCTATTTAGGCGAATGGTTAGTCAGAATCCTCAATTTTCCTCTACCTGAAACCACCCAATGTATCGGGCAGATGAAGGATGGTAATTTAGTAGCAGTAGCGGGATACACCAATTTTATGCCAAAGGCGTGTGAGATTCATATTGGTAGTGTTGGTGAGCATTGGGCGAGTAAAGATTTTATATGGGCGGTGTTTGATTACCCCTTTAATAAACTCGGTGTTAGCGTTATACTAGGTCAAATCTGTAAGGACAATGAAGATGCCTTAAGATTAAACCGACACCTTGGTTTCAAAGTGGTAGCCGATATACCTGATGCCCACATGAGTGGGGATTTAGTCATAATGGCAATGAGAAAAGAGGAGTGTCGGTTTCTTAACATCCGATGCCCTCTAAACAAGGGAGAATGACATGGGTGGTGGTGGATTTTTAGGATTAGGGCCTGCGCCAAGTGCGCCTGCTGCGCCTGATTATTCAGGAGCGGCTAGAGAAACTGCGGCAGGTAATGTGGATGCTGCCCGTGTTGCTACTGCGGCAAATCGAATTAACCAAGTTACTCCTTATGGAAGCCTGACTTATACACAATCAGGTGAAGATAAGTATGGCAACCCTACATATACAGCTACACAAGCACTTAGCCCCGATCAGCAAAGATTATTAGATACCCAAAATCGAATAAGCGGCAGTTTAGGCGATGTAGCTAGTAAAGGCGTTAGTTATGTTGAGAATATGCTTAACACGCCTTTTGACACCAGTAGATTGGCAGAAATGCAATCTAGGGTTAATCCAGCGGATATGCAACGCCTTACTGGTCAAGCCAATCTTGGTCAAATGGGTCAGGCAGAAGCTCAATTACGGGCAGGACAATCACCTAACTTACAAACCTCGTTAGGTCAAAATGTTGGGATGCAAGGATGGGATAGGGCTAGTAATTTATTAATGTCACGCCTAGACCCACAGTTACAGCGTCAAGAACAGCGTTTAGATGCTCAGTTAGCAGCACAAGGCATTCCGCTTGGATCGGAAGCCTATACTCGGGCTAAATCTGACCTTGCAATGCAACAAAATGATGCTAGAACACAAGCGCAATTACAAGCGCAAGGTATTCAACAAAATCTATTTGGTCAAGAACTGCAAGCAGGTCAGTTTGGTAACCAAGCCATGTTGGGTCAAAATCAAGCGCAATTACAAAACCTTGGGTTTACTAACCAAGCCCAACAACAAGACTTTGCTAACCGCATGGCTGGTATGGGATTTAATAACCAGCAGATTCAGCAGATGTATCAAAATCAAATGGCTCAACAACAAGCTAATAACGCTATTGCACAGCAAGAATATGCTAACCGTATGGCTGGTGCAAACTTGTCAAATCAAGCCCGTCAACAGGGTTTACAAGAGCAAGCGTACTTGCGTAATGAACCACTTAATACATTGTCGGCAGTTCGTACTGGTTCACAGGTACAAGGCCCACAATTTGTTAATTCGTTTAATCAAGCAACAACGGCTGGCCCTGATCTTTTAGGTGCTGCTGGTATGCAATACAACGCCCAAATGGGTGACTTTAACGCTAAACAAGCCGCCCAAGCTAACCTTAATCAAGGTTTGTTTCAGTTAGGTGGCTCTGCCATGATGATGTCAGATATAAGACTTAAAGAAAACATTAAACCTGTAGGCGTAATGGCTAACGGCTTGACTCTTTATAGCTTTGAATATGTTGATGAGGTCAAATCACACCCATTAGCAGGTGAAGGAATCCATGTAGGTGTCATGGCACAAGAAGTAGAACAAGTATTCCCATACGCAGTTAAAACCCTCAATGACGGCTATAAAGTTGTAGATTACGGACTATTACCATGAACCCATACATTTTGCAGATGCAACAAGCACAAAACCTTAGTGGTGCAGACCCATATTTTCAGAATATTGCACAGCAACAAGCTAATCAAGCTGCCGCAATGCAACAAGGTATGGGCTTGACTAATCAAGCGGGTATGACTGTTGATGGTAAGCAAGCTGGGGCTGGTTACAGTCAATTAGCTATGGCAAACGCTTTGCGTAAAAAACAAGATCAACAAAACATGAATATGGCGAACGCTGAAATGTCAGCATTTAACCAAAGACCCGCACAAAACTATTACTCTGCTGGTATGAATCCCAACGACATCATAAGCGATATGTAATATGGCACAACAATTACCCATGATAAATGTAGGCGGTAGTAATCTACCGCCTGAAATCCTACAACAGCAACAGGCTTTAAATCGCCAACAGCAAATGGCTCAGTTGCTAATGCAACAAGGTCAATCTATGCCATCAGGACAAATGGTAAGTGGGCGTTATGTTGCACCTAGTTTCTTTCAATACGCAGCACCTTTATTCCAAACCTATGCGGGTAAGAGCCTTGCAAGAGAAAGTGATGCAGAAGCCGTTAAATTAGCTGAAAAATTGCGTAAAGGCGAAACCGAAGCACTTGCTGATTTTATGAAAATTAAACAAGGTAGACCAGCAGTTGAAGGTGGTATTTATGGCCCTGACAATCAATTAACCATGCAAACCACGCCCGATATGATTGGGCCACAAGGTGAACTTACATCTCAATATAGAAAAGTAGCCCCTGTTGCTGGTGTTGCGCCTAATACTCAATCAGCATACGCTAATCTTTACGCAGACCCAAGAGCAACTCAGCGTTTGCGTGATATGGCGTTTGCTGAGATGACTGCTAAACCTGAAAGCTATACATTAACTGAAGGTGGAGTTCGTGTTCAAGTACAACCTGACGGAACTCATAAGATCGTAGCTAGTGGTGCTGATAAAACTAGTTCCGACTATAAAGACTATTTATTAGCATCAAAAGACCCCATAAATCCTTTTAAAGGTAGTTTTGTAGATTACCAAACAATGATAAAAAGGGCAGGTGCAACTAGCATAAATATGCCATCGGGCGAAGAACGAAAAGCTGGTTTTATGTCTAACATTTTAGACAGAAACTTATTGCAGATGCAAACTGCTCTTGGCATTGATCCTACTGCGGTTAAGCCAAATGTACCAGCAAGCGTAGTAGAAGCCATTACTGGGCCTAATTTGCTGTCACGCAATATGAAGCCAGCACAGCGTCAGATTGTTGAGGATTCTCAGCTTGATGTGTTGGATGCGGCTTTGACATTGCGTACTGGTGCGGCATACACAAGAGAACAGTTAAATGCTATGCGTGAAACCTATTTCCCAGTATTGGGTGATAAACCACAAACAGTACAAGCTAAAAAACAACGCTTAGAGTCATTGTTAGAGGGTGCTTATATTGCGGCAGGTCGAGCAGTTCCCGCTAGAGTATCTGCGCCCCCACCACCAGCACCCCCAGCACCACCATCGGTTAGGGAACAATTAAACATTCCCAAATCAAACATTATTAAACAAGCTGATGAAATTGTTTCAGGTAAAAAATAATGGCTAATGAATTAAATCCTGCTGAAAAATACGCAACTTGGATTGTTCAAAATGCGGATAAACGGGGTACGCCTGAGTTCAATACGGTCGTACAAGCGTATGAATTATCAAAGCAACCTACTGCACAAGAAGCACCAGTAGAAAATGCACCAGTAAACACTGAGTTTTCTGAAACTGCTGGTGGTGCGGCTGTTGGTAGACCTATGCGTGGTGTGCGTTTAAATGTACAGCCAACCCCAAGACCATTAGAGTCTTTTGCCGCAGGTGTTACTAAGTCGGCTATTGATCCACTACTAGGTGGGGCGCAGATGCTAACAGGCGGTCGTAGAGGCGTTAGTGAAGCCGTTAAGCGTCTAGCTGAGGAAGGTGAAGTATATTCAGAAGCTAATCCAGCATCTTACGGTACAGGGCGTGTGGCTGGAGTCGTATTGCCAGCAGTCGGTATGAGCAAAGCAATAGGCATGATTCCTAGTTTTTCTAGAGTTAACCCATATGTATCAAGTGCGGCTATCGGTAGCGGTACGGGTGCTGTATCAAGTGCATTACAACCAGTAGAAACTGGTGAAACTGGTATGCCGATGTACGAAGAAATGGGTAGAAATGCCCGTACAGGAGCAATGATTGGCGCACCTGTTGGGGCTGTAGCACCCCTTGTAGGTAGGGCTGTAGATTACATTGGTAAAACTGGTAAAGCACTTTTAGAACCCCTTACAGAATCAGGACAAGAAAAGATACTAGGGCGGTTTTTAAGACAAGCCGCAGGTGGTGAAGAAGCCAAGGCTATGCGTAACCTTAGAAACCCCCAACAATTTGTTGCTGGTTCTCAACCTACTGCCGCACAAGCCGCAGGAGTTCCAAGTTTAGCGGCTTTAGAGCGTACAGCTATGGCTACTAGCCCTGTGGCCAGTAATTTAATGGCGCAAAGACAATTACAAAACGCACAAGCACAAGCAGATGCTCTAAGAAATATTGCACCTGCTACAAGAACCTCTAAGTATGTAGACTTTAGAGAAAAAATAGCTGACGATTTGTATAAAGATGCGTTAAAACCACCAAGTTTAGGTAAATTAGACGATGAAACAGCTAAAGAAATTGCTGATTTAACAAAACGACCTGCTATTCAAGAAGCTATGGAAGCCGCTAAAACTAATGCGGCTAATAAAGGAATAAATATTGCTGACCCTGCTGGATCAATGCGTGGTTTGCATGAAACCAAAATGGCTCTAGACAGACAAATTACCGCAGTTAAAGGCAGGTTAGATCGTGACCAAGCTGGTTCAACTAGCGCAGAATTAGATGCTCTTAAAACCGCTAAAACTGACCTTTTAAAATTTATAGAAAGCGACAAAATAAGTCCTACTTATAAAGTTGCTAGGTTAAATTTTGAACGGTTATCTAAACCTATTGACCAGCTTGAGGACATTGCAAAACTAGCGGATAAGTCCATTTCAGCCGAAACTGAAAAAATTTATATATCGCAATTTTCTAAAGGTCTAAAAGAACTTAAAAAATCAGGCGTTTTATCTGACCGCCAAATAACACGGTTAGAAAATATACAAAAAGACTTGGCTAGAACTAAGTTTGCTGACACCGCTGGTAAAGGTGTTGGTTCTGATACGGTTCAAAAGCTGGCTTACAGCAACCTAATGAATCAAACTGGCTTGCCAATATCTGCTACTAATAGAATAGGTAAGTTTGTTTACGGTGATGTTAACGAACAGCTTAAAGATAAACTAGCCGAAACAATGCTTTCCCCACAAGAAACATTACGATTAATGCGATTAGGAAAACAGCAAAAACCTAGCGCAGATGAAAAAACACGCAACGATTTAGCTAGACTTTTAACTATTCAAGGCATTCAGAGAACGGGTCAAGCAATGAACGGAGAAGAACAATGAGTAGAAACGGATCGGGAGTCTATTCACTCCCAGCAGGCAACCCAGTAGTAGCAGGCACAACAATTACATCAACATGGTCAAATAACACATTAAATGATGTAGCTTCTGCTTTAACTGGTTCTTTAGCGGCAGACGGTCAAACCCCTGCAACGGGTAATCTTAATATGGCAAATAATCGCATTATTGCGGTGTCTGACCCTATAAATTTACAAGACGCTGCAACTTATAATTTTTTACAAGCTGGCACTTATACAATCGATTGCGGTACATTCTAAGGTGGAATCTATGGCATTCGAGATTGATCCAGTTAAATATGGGGTTCTATGGCAAAAAGTCGAAAATTACGAAGTTAAGTTCGATGAAATGTCAAAAAAGATCGACAAGATGGAAGCATCTGTTGAAGAACTTGTTGCAATGGCTAATCGCTCTAGGGGCGGTTTTTGGGTCGGAATGGGGTTTGTATCTGCTTTTAGTTCACTCGTAGGATTTATTGCACATTGGTTCAGTAAGGGTTAATCAATGTGTCAGATGATCTTGGGTTGTCAGCAGGTGCAAAGGGCATCAGCGAAGGTATAAAGACAGGCAGGGAAGCTGGTCGGGAGATCGGCAAGAACATTGAAGAAGTACAAAAGGAAGCAGTCGATGTAGCAAAAGAACGGGCAAATGCAAGAATCCGTGAGCGCAGGGAAGCAGAGTTTAAGAAGGAACGGGCGATATTTAAAGCCCTTGAGGAGTACAAACACCGTAAACAAATCACGGATGAAGAGTACAAACTAAGGGTGGAGTTTATTAAGAAGTTCGGTACTAAAGAGTGGGATAAGGTCATTCAGATAAAGACCGAAATTGAGAAGCTGGAAAAGGCAGACAAAGATTATTTTGATGCCGAGTTATCAAAAGTAAGATGGGTGCAATTTTGGTGCTTTTTGGCGGCAGGTTGGATTGCTTATTTTATTGTATGGGGGAGTAAAAAATGATTCCACTAATGGCACTAGTCGATGTGGGGATGAAAGTCCTAGACAAGTTTATCCCCGATCCTGAAGCCAAAGCCAAGGCTCAAAAAGAACTCTTACAGATGCAACAAGAGGGCAGGTTAGCTGAACTACAAGCTGACAATATCGAGGCTCAAGAACTGACTAAACGCCAAGAAGCGGATATGGGTAGTGACTCATGGTTATCCAAAAACATCCGACCAATGACCTTAATCTTTATTCTTGGTGGGTATTTTGTTTTTGCCATGATGAGTGCCTTTGGGAACAACGCTAATGAGAAGTATGTAGAGTTGTTAGGCCAATGGGGGATGCTGGTTATGTCATTCTATTTTGGCGGGCGTACTCTTGAGAAGATTATGGATATGAAGGCTAAGAATGAACCTAAGTCCTAACTTCACCCTAGACGAACTGACCCACACGGATCACAGGCAGTTTGATAACACGCCTAACGCCTCAGAGATGGCTAACCTTGTGCGCCTAGCTGGGTTTTTAGAGGAAGTTAAGACCGTCTTAGGTGGCAAGCCCGTGATGATTAACTCAGCTTTTCGTTGCAAAGAAGTCAATGACGCTGTAGGATCAAAGGACACTAGCCAGCATCGTATTGGGTGTGCCGCAGACATAAGAGTACCAAGCATGACCCCCGATGAAGTCGTTAAGGCGGTGATCGCATCGGGGATTGGATATGACCAAATTATTCGAGAATTTGACCGTTGGACACATATTAGTATTCCTAGTGTTGCTGGCACTAATCCTCGCAGGCAAGCACTAATTATCGATAAACAGGGTACTAGACCTTACTAAAACAGGTCGGTTAGGTCTACGACCTTCCACAAGTTTTTGGGAACATCGTAGAAGTATTCGTCACGGGCTACCGCTTTGTTCGGTACTTCAACTAACGGGCAATCTTTAATCTTGTTGGCCCTAATCCAGTAAGCATGGGTCAAGGGGCGATTAACCACATACATCGTGGTTCTAGGGTGGTTAAACAGCTTATCTTTTCTGTAGGCGATGTGGATCGTTTCAAACGGGCAAAACTCCCAATCCCTAACCTCTACCTCGGCATACCCTAAAAACTCCCCTTTCAGGCTTAATACGAGGTCTACAGCGTAATTATCGGGGTTGGGTAAGGCATCGATATACCAAAGGTTATTGAGCCACCTAGCAACCGCATCACGGGCAGGTGGGTCACAGGCATCGTGCAAGGCTTGGTCAAACTTCTTATATTGCATAGCCGTGCATTAGGTAGTTAGTACCAAAGAACAGCACGCAAAACAGGACTGCCGCTAAACCACCCAAGAGGAACATACGGATAGACTCGATACGCTCTTTACGCTTTTCTGCATCCAATAAACGCCTGTGGGCTTCTAAGTCACCCCAGCCCTTATCAAGCATCCTTTGGCGGTCAGTAAACTTACGCTGGGCCTCATAAAATAACTCTGCATCTCGTTCGCTTTTTAACATGATGACTCCTAGTGAAATATCTTATAACGGGGGTTACAGGTAACCTCGACAGGTACATCAGACATTACTCCGTTGATCCTGCGCTTGGCGGTAATGACTACGGGGCGTGTGCCTGCATC